CATCTGAGCAATCATTGGGCCTGCATCTTTTTTGTACTGTTTCATTGCGGCCAAACTGGCACAGGCTGTCTCAATGGTATGACGGTAAGCAAAAGTAACAATGTTGTTTACTTCTTCGCTTTTAAATCCGCCTTTCAACAAGAACTTGCGAAAGTCGTCGGGCTTCAATGTGACACCGGGTGGCAATTGCATTTTGGCTGCTTCCTGTAATTGCGTTTCTGTGTCAGTTGCAGGAGGTGCCTGTACAGGCGGTTGTGCAGGCGCAACCGGAGGTGCTGTGGCAGGAGCGGGTGCCGGTTGCGGAGCTGGTGTTTGTGTAGGCGGCGATGTTGGTTGTTCTGGCTCTGGTGCTTGGCCCAGGTGCTTTTGTATGTAAGCACTGATTGCGGCAATGGCCGTTTTGGCAATTTTGCCGGCTTTGATATCGCTTACCAGCTGATCCACTGTGTCAGCTGAAGCTGGTTGTTCGTTTTGTTCTATTAGATTAATTAAGTCACGCATCAATTATTTATCTGCGCTCTATGTCATCTTCACCGCAATAGGATCCATACTGTATTTCTACCAATTTACAAGCAACCTTGAATGGATTGTACAATCTGTGCCATTGTGCCACTGGTATATGCTGAAATTTATGTAACACAAGATCTTGTTCTCCGTTGCCAAAATCCACAGCACATGTACCTTCGGCCACAAACCACATTTCAGCACGATGTTGGTGCTGTTGCATGCTCAGTGTCTGCCCAGGATCCACAGTGAGTTCTTTGACCTTGGTACCTTCCAGTTCGTGCAGTACACGGTAATAGCCCCAAGGACGATCAGTTTTGGGTGCTCGCCACTCTTCCAATATCCAACTGCTGGAGTTCTTTTTATCTTCGCCGCCTACACCAAACACAAATGTCAGCCTAGGGTCTTCCACACTCATTTCGGGTATGTTTGTGGCTGTACGGTCACCGCCATTGGCAAAAATAATTTCGTCATCGGGGTACAGAGCCAAGGTTTCTCTAATAAACGTGCTACAACTGCCATCTATGTCTTCGCCCACGCACACAGTCCGATCAACCATTTTTAAATTTCTGACCACTGTGTCTCGTTCCCAGATGGGCATGAATGCCTGACCTTTTTTGTTTTTTAGCCAAGCATCACTGTTCAGACCAACAACAAGACGATCACCCAGGGCCGCGGCAGCTTTGAAGTATGCTACATGCCCTGAGTGCAAAGGATCAAACCCGCCGGTGACCAAAACTATTTTCATATCAGTCCCTAATAAAATAAAAATCTTTGTCAAACCAGCGCACTATGATATCTTCTTGTCTCACATGCCCGTGACGAGACAAAGAATCGCAAACTGAATCACTGAGTAACCCCAAATCGGCCAGGTCCCACCATGTTGTGGTTTTGGGATTCATTGGTTCAATATCTGATTTGTATACTGCCAAATGTAACCATTGATCGTTTAGTGTTTTATAAAAGAAACAATCTCTAGTGTCGAACCCATTTACGGCCAACATGTAAATCAAATTGCAAACATTGTAGTGATGGTAGCTGCCGCTATAACTGCGGGTTACCATCCTGTTGTATCTGTAGTTTTGATGCTGTGGCAGTATCATGACCAGCATGCCATTCACATTCATGGTTTGATTCCACACCTTCAATGTTTCCAGTGGGTTCATTGCATATTGAAAACTGTCATGTGACCATAGCAGGTCAACTTTTCTAGGGACTACCCGAGTCTCAAAATCGCCCTGGATAGGAACAAGATTTTCGTTCTTCAGGTATTCAGGATCAATTTGACCTATGTCCTCATCAACTGCATAAACAACATAGTTGTGTGGCTCCGGTGGATCATCTCTGGTGTACAAGGTGGCCCACCAATTGGCATCTGCGCCAGACCCGGCACCCATGTCAGCAACCACTTCCAAGCTGTCCATGAAGCTGTCATATTCATACAACATGTCTAGTACAGCTCGACTGTGAGCATGGCTGTCTTCTGTGTTTTTAAAGTGATCCATGTGTTAAGATTTCCATAATTAGTTTTTCTTTGAGTCGTTTTAATCGACTCTCAAGTTGATAACAGGCTTCGGCAATGTCCATATCCGACCCCCACCCTCGTTGTGTTGCCAAGTGGCTGGCCCATTTGCCCACACTGTCTTTTTCCAACTGTACATCCACTGCATCATGTCGAGGCTTGGCCCGACAACATTCATTGTATTCTTCAAGTAATTCGTCTGCTCGAGATTTCCAGTCCATTATACTATAATATCCTCCATGCCAGCAGTTCTCAAACGAACCACGTGGCCCAGCATAAAGTTCTTTGACTCAATGCCCTTCATGACACCTAACCATTTGTTGCGTAGTAGTGCCACTTCGTTGATAATTGTTTCCATATCAATCACTTCATCTTCAGCTTCGGCATATTTTTCAGCATCTCGACTGGTCAATGCACGATTGTATGCTTCCAGATATTTCTTGTAGTGCTTTTGTCGAATCTTCCTTAATTGTATATTTAAGTATTCTAGCACCGCTTCAATTTCTTGTAGCTGATTGAATCGGTGTTCAGTCATGCCAGGCAAATTACTCAAGGCCTTTTCCACATTGCCTTGTATTTTGATTTCACCTTTGGCCTGTAATAGCTCATGATCGTAGTAATCAATGAAGTCTGGAATCACTCCTAGATTTGAAACAATTTTATTATAAAACATCAGTGACCTCTTTTACTAACCATGGAAATGTTGAACGCCAATTGGTACCACGTCTGCGATCTAGTTCTGTCAGATAGACCGCCAATTGATTTATGGCCTGTTGATCTCTAGTACATGTGGTCAAGTAATCAGCTATACCTTGCAGATACTTGCGAGCATCAGACTCTGACCATGTGTCCTCGGGCATACTGTTAATTATACACTCTATATCATTTTTAAAAAAGTCTGCCCCAAAGATTTTGGGATGCAAGAAATCATAAGTCTCAACCGTGGTTGACATGTAGTGCCCGATAGGCCTGTCTGGTCTAAATTTTTGCACATACTCCAGCAATGCCGGAATTGTTTTCACAGTCAGTCCACTGATGGTCTGGTTAATGTTCAATGTGATCCATTTTTGATTTGCCACATACTCAAAATTCTGTTTCCATTTATCAAAATCTAATCCGTATCTTACATACTCTTGCTCAGGGCCCCAACAGTCAATGCTGGCTGTTAGATCAAATCGTTTCAGGCCACGGCGTGCCACAATGTGCTTGATACGTTCAATCTGGGCAACAAACTTGTCGTGTTGAACCATCAGGTTTGATACAACATTGAACTCCAACTGCGGATGCCGACGATGTTCCAAAAACTCCAAACAGGTAACAAAGTCTCGTTGAAAGAATGGTTCGCCGCCCAGTATGTGGAGCCGATGTAATTCAGTGCTGTGCTGATCCATCCATGCCCAAAAACTATGTTTGAGATTGTCTGTGGACTTGACAGCATAGTTGTCTATGACCACACCCGACTGCTCGAATCGACCAAACCTGATATTTTCCTGTTCTATCTTGCTACTAAATCCGTCCCAGCAGTACAAGCAACTCATGTTGCACACATTGTCAAGGTATACTTCCAGTATGGTAGGACTTACCAATATTGTGGCGCCAGAGTCTAGTTCGGCGGGATACTGTCCGGGTATGCGTAGGTGTAGTTGACGATCACTGAACCCACCGACATCCTCTATGTTTTTGCAATACTCGCAACCGCCAGTGGGCCACTGGCCGTCAATCATCAGTTGCCGGTCTGTTATCTTTTTAGGTGTATTGTGAAATGTATCAAAGTTTTCGGCTGTGACACGGTCAGCTTGAACACGGTGGCAGGAACTCGTTGCACCTGTGTGTAAGCGCAACGTGTTCCAAGACCATTTTAGTTTACAAGCGGTGTCAGACTGAATAGGAAAGATACGTGGTGTCATTACCAGTTACCATCGTCATCCTCGTCCACTTCATCCTCGTCTTCTTCCACTGCATACTCTTTGAATGCACGTTTTAACGTGGCATCAGTGGCACCAAACTCTCGGAGCTCGACGTCACCCAGCATGTCAACCATGATACTCATCAGATTGTCTGCACATTCTTGACGATCTTTTTGAGGAACATACTGCTTCATTACAGTATATAACTCACTCAATACTTCTACATCAATGCTCATTCTACTGTTTCCTCTTCAGGTGCAGTTTCTGGAGTGGTAGCGGATGCGATGTGCGGATTGTTTGTGATGTCACTCATGACTCGATCCAAGCATCCATCATCGTTGCGTTCCCAACCCTTGCGGAACTTCTTGATGATTTCTCCGTCTGCTGTTGTATATACCAAACTGTTGCCTTCCTTCTTCAACATTGCCTTGGCCTCAATCAAGTCAGTAAGACCTGAGTAAGGATTCATGCCAGTTTCATACGGAATCTTGACCTGGACTGATTCAAAAGGTTTGGCATAGCGTGTCTTCATGATCTTGCATGCGGCACGGATACCTTTTACTTCTGAGATCTTGTTACCGTCTTCGTCTTCTTTCAACTTGAGCTTACGCATAGCAACAACAATACTTGATGCGTAGATAAAGCCCTGGCCGCCGGAGATTTTATCGTCCGGGTCAAACATGTCCTGACTTGCGTATGTGTGATTGGTAGCAACTAAACCTAAATTTAGGTCACCAAACATGTTTACACAATTACGAACCAGTGCTGTCAGTGCCTTGGGCTTACGACCCATGTCACCTTTCATGTCACCTGCGTTGAACTGGTTAACGTCAGTAGGTGTCAACAACATGCCTAGTGAGTCTAGTACGAACAGGACCTTGGGACGATCGTCTTCGGGAATCGTTTTGTACTGTGCGACAAATTCACTGATCATTTTGGCCACGTCATCAATCATGGCCATGTTTAGTTTTAGCAGTTTGTCTTCACTTGTGTCCACGTTCAATGCGTGTAGCCATTTTTCATCTAGCGCATTTTCAGTATCAATCAAGATAGGAAAAATGCCTTGCTTCTGTGCGTTGGCAACCAAGTTACCTGAGCAGATAAAACTTTTGCCTGCACCACTTTCACCGGCAAACACAGTAACCTTGCCCATAGGGATACCACGATTAAAGTCTCCTGAGATCAAATAGTTCAGTGCATAGTTGTTTGTGCTTACCCAATCAGTTGGGTCGTTAAAGCCGACGCTGATACCGTCAATGCTTTTTGTAATACTTTTTCTAAATTTGCTTACGTCAAATGGTTTTGCCATGGTTGTTCCTTGAAAATAAAGGGGAGCTAGATCATGTCTAGGCTCCCCAATTATTGATTACTGTTTACGGTTACGAATCATTGCCAAGATATCTTCGGCACGTTGGCTAGAAGGTTTGGCTGATGGAGTTGCCACAGGTGCTGTAGCTTGTGCTGGTTCGTCAACGTCAAACGGTGGATCTTCTGCTACTGGAGCCTTGGTAGCCACTGGCGCAGGAGTCGGCTTGGCCTTGGGTGCAGGAGTGTCCTCATCTGTGTCGGCACTGGCTTTGGCACCGCCTTGGAAACCGCTTGGCTTGTAGTAGTTGGCCCAACGATCTGGATCGTAAGGTTGGCCGTCAACTGATGCTTCAAACATTTCTTTGATGACCTTGAGTTCAACGTCGGTTGGTTTCTTGGGCAAGAAATCGTTCAAGTCATAAAGACCAAACTGTTCAATTGCACCAGCTTCGGACTCGGTCAATGAGCTTTCTTTACGTGCCCATGTGCTGGTGCTGTAGTCAGCATAACCACCTTTGCTGGTTTTCTTGACGTTGAAGTCAAGACCGCCTTGATAGTCAGTTGGTAGATTTTCCATTTCTGGATCAAGTAGTGCGTTCTTGATCAAGTTAAAAATTTGTGGACTGATGATAAAACGACGGATTGGATTTTCTGGAGTCTTGTCGTCGCTCATTGGATTGTCACGCACAAAACCTTGGAACAGGTAACTGCGTTTCTTCCAATACTTACGACCCATTTCTTCCAAATTGGGATCCTTGAACCAAGTACGTACTTCTGCCAAGATTGGGCAAGCTGAACCATCGTTGTACATTTCAACGCATGGAACTTGTACAACAACCGGCTTGCTATCTGCTTGGCCTTTGATGCCAGCAAATGGCAAACGAATCATTGCTCGTTCAACCCAGAAGAAAGAATTTTTGGTATTTGCATCTGGAAGGAATCGTACGCGAGCAGTTGTGTTCTCTGCGATGTTCCAGTGTGCGTAGATGGCGTTGTCGCCTGTTTGATTGTCACCGCTTTTGCGGCTCTCTTGTGCTTGTAGTTTTGCACGGATTTCTGCTAATGTCATTGCCATGATGTTTTTCCTTTATAAAATGTGCCATGATAAGTTTTGAGATTGTCTCAATTTGCACATACGCTAGTATATGCTCTAGTATTTATGCCTGTCAACAACTTATTGTGATTTTTTAGCCAAATCTTGGATTACCTGTTGGTTGTGTTCCAAAATTGGCATCATTTGGATGGCCATCAATTTGAGTTCGTCCAATGAGTGGCTTGCCAACCTATCAATTTCTTGCTTCAACGCATCAAATCTGTACTTGTCATTTTTTATTTGATCATAGGACTCGTCTACAAAATTGCCAAACGTGCGGAAACCTTTTCTTTTGAGTTCTTTTAGTGCCTGTGAGCCAGAAAACAACAAGAATGGTTTGCCAAATGCCATGGGTCTATAGGTTTTTTCAGTAAACCAGTATGGGTTGGTACAATCAGTTTCGGTGGCAATTTCAAATACAAAACGGTGTGCCATGGCAGTCAGGCTGGCAGTGGCCTCTATTCCATTGATTGACGTGATACCAAGATCGCTTGTTTTGTTGGTCATTGATTCGGTCCAACTGGGAGATACTCCTCCGGGATTCAGTGTGCGTAACCATGCCACTGTGCTGTCATAATAGGGAGCCAGTCTAGTCAACTCGCGTAATGCCCAGGCCGGATTGGCCAGGCTGACCAAGCTGTCATCACTGTAATTTTGTAGCATGTGCTGAGCCAACATTGTGCGGTATACTGTGTATCTTCCATTTAGATTGAGAAAC